ATGTATACCTGGCATGTATGAATTAAGAACAAGGTTTCAGTAAATTCTTTTTTGCGAGCAGTTTGTATTGTTTCTCTATCGAGATAACGTCGTCCGTCCTGCCAGGTTTTCCACTTTCAATTCCTAACCAAGGTTTCGGGCCATCTGTGCGGAACCTATAAAAGCATACTCCATTGACAATACCAACCTCCTCAGAGCGAGGCATGTTCAAATGTACCTTTTCCAACTTTTCTAACATCAGTGCGATGGATACGTCATCAATTCGGGATTTGTCCAGCAAGTTCTCATTGTCGACGATATATTGGCAAGTGACTCTCGACATCACGATTGCTATTCCTGTAATCAGAGGCAAACCCTTACCTAGCCATTCTACGGTAGTAAATTGTAGATCGCCATTTATCCATTCCATTGGCCATGTGTGGCCACTGCAAAAGTGTATATCTCTTGAATAAGATGAAAGCTGAGAGTGTAGTTCCACTGTGTCTATCACCGTTGATGCATTGCTACGGACAAGAAAATCGAAATCAAAGAGTTGCAAGCATGCCCGCATTGCAACAACCGTCTTGTCGAGAATTCCTGGAATATATGACTCGTGTCCACGAACCTCTATCAACCGTTCTGACTCCGTATATTTCCACTCAGTGTCTATATCTGGGTTAAAGGTAACAAAAATGCTTTCGTCGTTTTCTATGTGGAGTTTCTTCATTGCATCGTAGATTGGGGTTGAGTTATAGATGCGCAGAACAAGCGTTTTCACCATTGTATGTAACGCGAACAAGTCGTTTAAACATGTATAGTTGTTTGAAATGAAATGGTGAAGGTACACTTTCACGGATTCTGGTGGGGGTTCTTTGAAAAGGTAAACCCAGTCCATATTCAATTTTTTCTTGATATTCTTGAAGGCATATTTTCAGAACCTGTATCTGTTTCTTCAATCGACGAAGCTACAGTGTTGGTAGAGGCATTCTGTTCTCAAATAGATTCCGAAAATCGGTCTATATTGAGTAAAAAGAAGTGGGAACATAGCTTTCTTTACTCTGGAGAATCGTTCGCACTTCCTTCTTTCTCGGCAGAGTATAGCGCAATACTGTGCTGTCAGTCCTCTGGAGGAAATATTATAAACGTCCCTCATTATATTCCATATTTGTACTGCAATAATTTCACTGAAAAGGCACAGACTATTCACCTAGAGGACCCAGAACTCTTCAAACTGGACAGTGCTAAGAAAGATATGTTAGTTTCCTGTATTTCGAACCCATTTGGGAATGACCGAAATGCAATTATAGATAGGCTAGAAACCGAATTTGCGGTTGAACATATAGGTCGATTTCGCAATACAATCGGAGGAGCGTTTGGTCCTTTTTACAACACTCCTGACTTTCAGGAATATATGCGAAAATTCAAGTTCGTTCTGACGATGGAAAATTCTATTGGAGACACCTACATTACTGAAAAGATATTCAATGCGATATTATCCAATCGGATTCCGATATATTTCGGAACGAACAACATAAAGGATTATATTAACGAGAAACGGATCTTGCGATTAGCCGACACGTCTACCGAATCCTTAAATCTACTTTCCAAGAGGATTTCGGAATTAATGGCTGATGATGATGCCTATAGGTCGATTCTGAAGGAACCGGTCTTCGTCGAGAACTGCCGTACTGTTCAAGACATTATAGAAGAAACAAAGCCTATGTTATTTAAGAGCGGTATAACTCAAACATTTTGCGTATGCAATGAAAAGTTTGAACCAGACCGATATTCTCGAATTACAAAGATGTTTGATCATCTTACGTGGGATGTAACTTACATGGCATCCACATACAAGCATACGATTACTGATGAAATGTATATGAAATATGTGAAGGATCCAGAACTCATCACCAAGTCTCCGCATTCTCCTCATCGAGGACCTGTTACTCTACGGAAGTCTGAAGTATCCATATCTCTGAATTTCATAGATATTTTGCGAACGATTCGGAACAAGTATACAAGTGGCGTATTTTTCATTTGTGAAAGCGATATACGACTCGTTGGAGATGTGAATGATATTCCTCTGGTACTAGATGCTGTAGCAAAAATAGACTCCTCGTGGGATTATATACTTATTGGTACGTACCCTGCGGTTGGAGACGCAGATCCCGACAATATAGTTGTAACTCGCATGCCGTTTACTTGGCTTGCCGATTCATCCCTGTATTCGTACAGAGGTGTCCTGAAGTTGCTAGACTTTATCGAGAATACGAGAGGTATGGACTTAAGTCTCCCTTACGACCACATAATCGACGAGGCAGCAGTTCATGGCGGGTTTAGCATTTATTATACAAATAAACATGTCTTCAAACAGATGTCCTATTATCGCGAAGATTTGTCCCAAATTCAGGGCGATCAAGGCGGATGCAAGGTTTTAAGAGATACGGATTGATATATCTAACATGACGCTATATATCTGTCCTACAGATGAGCTTGCATATGCCCGTATAGAGTCTCAACTGAAGAGCCACAGATATACGGATTCTGGATTCGATATTCCCATCGGTGCGTACCATGTTCCTGTATCTGTTCATTGTCACTCGTTTGCTCTGAATGTTCGTGTTGCGGCTGTAGATGCTGGTGGGAACCCGATGCCTTGTCTTCTGCTGCCTCGCTCGTCAATTTATAAGACTCGATTCCGTATGGCAAACTCGATTGGACTTGTGGATTCGGGATACCGCGGCGAAGTTCAAGCAAAGATGGATGTTTTGAACTATGGTCGAGTAGACACAGATGCGAATCCGTTTGAGGACGGTCCAGATGGGTCTCGCCTCTTCCAGATTTGCCAGCACAACTTTTTGCCTTGGAAGTCGATCGTTCTCGTGAAGTATATGGACGAGTTGCCGACTGCGTCCGATACTCGCGGAACAGGTGGCTTCGGATCTACTGGAACCTCTACGGACGGTGGCGTGAGTCTCGGGTATGTTCCTTGAATCGTCCGCGGTCGATGCGGGCATATTGCGTGAAAATATTTTCCAAGTCATAGGTATAAACACAATATGGGCGGTGGTCTTATGCAGCTCGTGAGCTATGGTGCGCAGGACATTTACATCTCGGGCAACCCCCAGATTACCTTCTGGAAGGTGCTGTACAAGCGCCATACCAACTTCGCGGTTGAAGCCATTGAAGTCACCTTCAACGGTCAGGCCGACTTTAACAAGCGCGTGACGGCCGTCATCAATCGTAACGCGGACTTGATGTACAAGACGTACGTTCAGGTTGTGCTGCCCCAGATTGACTTGCGCACGCAGGCCGCTGGCGGAACGTTCAACCCAACCGTGTCTCCCAACACTTCGGGTTTCCGCTGGCTCAACTACATCGGTCACCGCCTCATCAAGCAGGTTGAGGTTGAGATTGGCGGTCAGCGCATTGATCGCCAGTATGGTGACTGGATGCAGATCTGGACCCAGCTCTCCACGGATGCGGGCACGGTCAAGGCGCTCGATGCCATCATTGGCAACACCCACGACCTCGTGCTCACCAAGCGCGCGAACGGTCTGGGCCTCGATGCGACCTGCGCCGCGTCCGAGACGACCATCTCGTGCGTGTCTCGCCAGGGCACCCCCGCGAAGACGCTCTACATCCCTCTGCAGTTCTGGTTCTGCCGCAACCCTGGTCTTGCGATTCCCCTGATTGCGCTCCAGTACCACGAGGTCCGCATCAATGTGGACTTCGAGACTTGGCAGAACTCCATCTACTACGAGTCCCAGGTCGGTGTTGCTTCCACTGCGACTGCCCAGTCTCTCGCGGCCGCCTCCCTGTATGTTGACTATGTGTACCTCGACACGGAGGAGCGCCGCCGCTTCGCCCAGCAGAGCCACGAGTACCTGATTGAGCAGGTGCAGTACACTGGTGCGGAGTCCATCACGAGCTCGTCCAACAAGATACAGCTGAACTTCAACCACCCCGTGAAGGAGCTCTTCTGGGTTATCCAGCGCGACTCGTTCGTGGACTGCTCGAACCAGGCGTGGATTGCGTCTGTCGGCGGCCCCCAGCCTTTCAACTACTCCGACGATTTCAGCACGGAGGGTCTGATCATGTCTCTGCTGTCTCAGTCTAGCGCCGGTGGTAACGCTGCTGGTGTTGCTGCTGGCACCCAGTACCCTTCTCTCGGAACTGCCTTACTCGGACAGGGTCCTACGCAGTCGTCTTCGCTGCTTGGCGCTGACACCTTCGACTTTGCCGGCACGACGGAGTTCGAGTCTGGTGTCAACTACCTGCTCGCCAAGGTGATTCTGGACTCCGGCACGCGCTGCGAGGGCAAGAACCCCGTGGAGGTCACCAAGCTCCAGCTCAACGGCCAGGACCGTTTCACGGAGCGTGAGGGTGCCTACTTCGACAAGGTGCAGCCCTTCCAGCACCACAGCCGCACGCCTTCGGTGGGTATCAATGTGTACTCCTTCGCGCTGCGCCCTGAGGAGCACCAGCCTTCTGGCACCTGCAACTTCTCCCGCATTGACAAGGCGACCCTCCAGCTGACGGTCTCCATCAACACGGTTGTGAGCACCCGCACGGCGCAGGTCCGCGTGTATGCGCTCAACTACAATGTGCTGCGCGTGATGAGCGGCATGGGTGGCCTCGCGTACTCCAACTAAGCGTTGGGTGGTAACAATAAACATAAACATACAAAACGGGAGAAATCCCAAAATTGAGAGTTGATATCAACATTCAATTTTAAAAAAAAACTAATTATTCTATAATCATGGAGTATGTTCGGTATAATAACAAGTATAATAA